AGAATTGACATCTTTTTTCAGTAACGCTTCTATTGACATATTAACTCCTTTGATTTTCGTCTAACTCTTGTTGAATAATCTCTTTTTGTTGTTCAGGATATAAATCCTTGAACTCGATAAAGTCTGCTTCTTCGCAACAAACTGTTTTATCCCCTTTGATTGTCAAGCAATAGGGGCAGTAGTGTATGTCTGAGAACTCTGACACATAGGTTTGAAATAGTGTTTTCATGTGAGGCTCTCGAAAGCCATTTCCCACAGAACATCACCCGCCAGATCGGTGAGCTTATTCAACTCATCTTCTGTTAGTGGTGTTCCATCTTCATAGCAACCACCTGAAAAGTAGGCATCAGAGAAGTCTGGAAAGTCTCTGCTATCTACTCCATCTACTTCTAGGTCTACAACCTTTTTTCCATTAAGAATCGGCATATTTACTCCTGTTAAGCGTGGGTTACTGTTTGCCCACACCGATAATGTGCCACACCTTTTTATCTTTTTATACTAGGATAAACCCTAATAGACAAGCATAAAAACAACAGTAGTATTCTGAGCATGAAAACTGAAATACTTGAAAAAAGATGCGCTGAAGCCTTGCTTGGGTACTCTCAAACAATGGCAGATGCTTATACAACCGAACCAGAGGACTTTGATGCGGCTGTAACAGCTTTGCTTGCCAGAACGCTAGAACTCCATCTAAACCGAACAATTAACATAGAGAACCTTTACAAATGACCCAAGAAGCAGTTATCAGAGCATTACAAAATGGCCCACTTACTTCCTATCAAATAGAGGATTTGACAGGCATACCAAGACTATCTATTGCTGCTTGTTGCACAAAGATGAGCTACAAGAAGAAATTAAAAATCGGGAAAATTAAGTTAGGTCGTTCTTGGGTTTCACAGTACACGCTAGAGCCGCATATGATTGAAGCTGAAAAGGTTGAAGAACCCCGTGATCTGCTAAACCCTTTTGACATCAGGAACGCAAAAGGCATCTTTACAAAGGCTGAATATGCTTCTATGAACTCACAGGCTGTTCGTTTGTTTGGCAGAAAACCAACAAATGAAATCACAAATAATCAATTTATTTAGGTTTACAAAGTAGAATTAGTTTGATATTATGGAATCCAGCTAGGTCGGGAGTTGCTACCCAACCGAAAAGAGTTAACCCTTCTCCTGCTGGCAATTCCTTCAAAGGGTGGTTAAAAAAGCGGAATATATGCACTACTACCAGTTTCACATTGGTGACTACAAAAGTCACACCCACCACCTTTCTTTGTTGGAAGATTTGGCTTACAGACGTTTGCTAGACTTCTACTTTTTGCATGAGAAACCCATAAAGCACAGGGATGTTGCTCGTCAGATCGGTATGCGTGAGCATGAAGAAGACGTAATGACTGTCCTCAATGAGTTCTTCATTTCAACAGAAGATGGCTTTGTTTCTCCTCGTGCAGACAAGGAAATCAAGCAATATAAAGAGTTTGCTGAAGCAGGTAAACGTGGGGCTGCTAAGAGGTGGGGAACACCCCCCAATGGGGAGGCTATTAGCCCCCCTAATGCTACCCCAATAGCAACCATTAACCAAGAACCAATAACCACTAACCATAAACCAAAGAAAGAGAGCGCAACTGTCGTTGCTTGCCCACCAGATGTTTCTCAACAAATTTGGGGTGATTGGGTAGCCTTGCGTAAAAGCAAAAAAGCACCGATTACCCAAACTGTTTTGAATGGCGCTATTGCTGAAGCAAAGATTCTTGGTTGGCCTTTGGAGAAATTCTTGGCTGAATGGTGTAGCCGAGGTAGCCAAGGTTTAAAAGCAGAGTGGATTGTTAAGCCAAATCCTGCCGACAAAGTAAGGCTCACTGTTGCGTCATCAAATGAGCCTGACCCTGCTTTGCTGAAGATTGCAGAAGATGCGAAAAAAGCCGCACCTATTCCGCTTGCAGTGTTGGCAAAAATGGCTCAAATAAGGCAAAAAGCATGATCCACTATCACGGCTTGCCAATAACTCCTGCCACAGTAGCTGTTAAAGCAATTGAGAATGGTCATGCTTTTGTTTCGTTTGCTCATTCTGACCAGCTTTCTATAGCAATTGAGGTGTGTCAGTCTTTCGCCATAGACAATGGGGCATTCTCTGCCTGGCGATCTGGCAATCCAATCCAAGATTGGCAACCTTTCTACGATTGGTCACTTAATCTAAAGAAAGTACCTTCTTGCGACTTTGCAGTAATTCCTGACGTTATTGATGGAACTGAAGCAGACAACGATGCCTTGCTTAAAGACTGCCCGCTGCCGACATGGTTTGGCGCACCAGTTTGGCATATGCATGAATCTTTAGAGAGACTTGAACAACTTGCAAACACCTATGTGCGGGTCTGCATTGGCAGTTCTGGGGAGTTTTCTACAGTAGGAACATCCAACTGGTGGGTCAAGATGGGGCAAGCCATGAGAGTTATTTGTGATGACATGGGAAGACCTGCTTGCAAACTGCATGGTTTGAGGATGCTAGACCCTGCAATCTTTACCAAATTACCATTTTCATCAGCAGACAGTACCAATATTGGCAGAAATGTTGGCATTGATGTGCATTGGAAGCATGGGAATTATCTGCCGCCAACCAAAGAATCCAGAGCGCAAGTCATGCGTTCTAGGATCGAGGCATTTAATGCCCCTTCACAATGGAATTTTTATCAACCAATGGAACAGGAAACACTTTTATGATTTTTGCTTTAATTGCATATGCTGTGGCAATGGTTGCCGCAAACCTTTTAGTGGCTACATTTGGGCCAGCAATCAGCCCAATAAACGCATTTTTACTGATTGGACTTGACTTGACGCTGAGAGATTGGCTTCATGTTCGACTCAAAACATGGCAAATGGGTGGCTTGATATTGGGAACAGGTGCTTTGACCTATTTGCTAAACCCTGCGGCAGGAATGATTGCGGTAGCTTCTGCGGTGTCATTCTTGGTGGCGGCTTTGGTGGATTGGGCTATTTTTGTAAAAACCACGGGATCATGGATTAAACGAGCAAATGTTTCAAATACTGCTGGTGCTGCCGTTGACTCTCTGTTGTTCCCAACGATTGCATTTGGTGCTTTGATGCCTGAGATTGTTGCGCTTCAGTTTGTAGCCAAGGTTTCAGGCGGTGCGGTTTGGTCTTATGTTCTTGAAAAGAAACTAAAGCATGAACTACTTTGAAGCCATGAGACTGCTAGACAGAGTAAAAGAGGGAGTCCCCTTTCCGCTTCATCTGATAAATCAAGCCTTAGAGCTTACTGGTGACTTGGACTAGGGTATATACCTATGGCATACAGTAGAAAAAACATCTCTAATGCAGGAGACAGAGTTGTTTTAGAGAAAGCCGAAGCAAGGGAAATATACCGAACTTGGCAATCAAACAGAGATAACGATTTTGTTCGTGCCAGGCTTGAGCGTTGCGAAAAGGTCTATGGATCAGGCGCAAGGGATCGAGTCAGGTTTTATATGCGTCAAATGAAAGAAGGACAAATTGAATGAGTTGGCTTTATTCGCAGGTGCTGGTGGAGGAATACTTGGGGGACATCTCCTTGGATGGAGAACAGTGTGTGCAGTCGAGTGGGAGCAGTACCCCGCAAGCGTACTGTGCGCTAGACAAAATGACGGGCTTCTCCCGCCTTTCCCGATTTGGGATGACGTTCAAACCTTTGACGGAAAGCCGTGGAGAGGAATTGTTGACGTTGTATCGGGAGGCTTTCCATGCCAAGACATCTCAGCTGCAGGAAAAGGTGTCGGAATCGATGGAGAGCGAAGCGGAATGTGGAGAGAAATGGCGAGGATCATTCACGAAGTACGACCCAGATTCGTCTATGTGGAGAACTCACCAATGCTCACTTCTCGGGGACTTGGAGCCGTTCTCGGAGACTTGGCCTCAATGGGGTTTGATGCGAAATGGGGAGTGTTGGGAGCAAACGACATTGGAGCGAACCATCAGAGGGACAGGATATGGATCAGGGCAGAACTGGCCTACCCCGAACGCATGGGATGGGAAGAGAGGCCCTCGGAGCGAGGAGAACCTGAGAACCAAGAAACACCAAATAAATCTGATTACTGCGGTGAAACAAGCGGAGAGGGAGAAGCTTCTTCCGACTCCGAATGCACGAGATTGGAAAGACGGGAAGACTGCGGGAAACAGGAAGTCACCTGGACTCGGAGTGGTGGCTCACCAATTGGACACGCAAGTTGGTGGTCAACTGAACCCAACGTGGGTCGAGTGGCTCATGGGGTGGCCGCTAGGATGGAGCGAATTAAAGCCATTGGAAATGGACAAGTCCCCTTGTGTGCAGCTACCGCATGGAGAATCCTAAAATGACCTTTATGGTAACTTTCAAAGTAGACGCTAACCCTGTTGGCAAACAAAGGGCTAGATACGTCAAAAGGGGAAACTTTGTGCAAACTTACACCCCTGAGAAAACTAGAACCTATGAGACTTTAATCAAGGATTCTGCAATCGAGGCTATGGGTGCTTCCGAACCATTGGAAACCCCTGTTAGCCTTTATCTCTACATTCGTGTGCCAATCCCTAAGTCATGCACCAAAAAGCGGTTAGAAGCCATTGACAATGGGTCAGAGAAGCCAACAAAGAAGCCTGACGCAAGCAATATCCTAAAGAGCGTAGAAGATGGCATGAATGGGGTTGTTTACCATGACGACTCGCAGATCATCAACATCCACGTTACCAAGGTTTATTCAAGTCTGCCAGGTGTTGATATTTGCGTTAAGGAGTGTTTGGAATGAGAAACCCGTTTGAGATTACCGAACCCACTTGCATCAGTTTTTCTGGTGGCAGAACATCGGCTTATATGCTTTACCGCATCCTACAGGCTCACGACATGAGCCTCCCGCCCGAAGCAATCGTCTGTTTTGCAAATACAGGCAAGGAGTGCGAAGAGACTTTGGAGTTTGTCCATGATTGTGAGACAAATTGGGGTGTGAAGATAAATTGGCTAGAGTACAAAGCCCATGAAATCCCAAAAGAGCGGTTTAGGGTTGTGAATTACGAGACTGCAAGCAGAAATGGTGAACCTTTTTTAGACTCAATTAAGCAAAATGGTAAGTTTAATCTGCCAAACCCTGTTGCCAGGTTCTGCACAATCAACATGAAGATTCGAGTTATTCATCATTATTTGAAGTCTTTAGGATGGAAGCATAACGAAAACATGGATTGGGTTGGCATTAGGGCTGATGAGCAAAGAAGGGCAGCCAAGATTGACCGAAGCAGAACCCCACTTGTGGCGGCAGGAATTACAAAGGCAGACGTTGGAGCATTTTGGAAAAATCATGCATTTGACCTTAAATTGCCAAACAACAATGGGGTAACGATGCATGGGAATTGTGATTTATGCTTTTTGAAACCAGCCCATCAAATCCAATCCCTGATCCAAGAAAAACCCGAAAGGGCTTTATGGTGGATGAACATTGAAGAGCTTGCTAGTCAATCAACTGAAACCTTTGGGGATGGTGCAAAGTTCCGAAAAGACCGCCCAAGCTATGCCCAAATGCACAAATATGCTTTGTCTCAGACGGATATGTTTGACAAAACCGAAGAGGCAATAGCGTGTTTTTGCGGAGACTAAGGGTTTATCCCTATTCAAAACATTCCAAAACAGGAATAACATTTAATTTTTAACAGGAGTGAATCATGGAAAAAACTTGGGAATTTGACACAACTACAGGTGCAGGTAGCGAGATTGTTACTGTCGTTTATGAGTATGAAAACGATGGAGAGACAACCTATAACGAGTCCATAAAAGAGGTTTGGTTTGAGGGCAAAAACGTCATTGGGCTATTCTCTGATGAACAATTTAAAGAGTTAGACATTGAGGCAGCCATGCGGTTTCAGAATCACAAACTCAACTATAAGTTGGAGGATGTATGAACGAACCAACCAAAGCCATCCAATACCTAATCGATACCGCACCTTTGTATGCAAAAGCAAAAGCGGATCGGATGTACTTGGAGGAGTTCAGAAAATCCCGCAAAGCCCAATTAATGGCAAATGCGGGAATTGAGGTTTTGGGTAAACAAGAAACCTATGCTTACGCACACGCTGATTATGTTGAAATATTGGAGGGCATTAGAGAGGCGGTAGAAAAAGAGGAGAATTACCGATGGCTAATGACTGCAGCTCAAGCCAGAATTGAGGTTTGGAGAACAAACCAATACTCAGCCCGAATGGAAGTAAAAGCAACCCAATGAACAATAAACTGAACGCCAAAGAGAGGTTGCACCTTGCAAGGGTTAAATCCCTCCCATGTTCAGTATGCCAGGCATCACCGCCAACAGAAGCCCATCATTACAAACAGGGCTTGCAATATACCTGTATAGCCCTTTGCGTTGATTGCCATCGAAATCCAGTTTTAGGATGGCATGGACAAAAGAGGGCTTGGGCTATAAACAAGATGGATGAAATAGACGCATTGAATGAAACGATCCGAGGATTGTGCGAGGGAATGCCCATAAAAGGGTCTAAAAGCCCTTTCTAGGCGTTTTCAAGGGCTTGCCTATACCAACTATGCCAGACGTAAAAAAACCCTCCGTAGAGGGCTTTAAATTAAGATAATTTTGTCCAGTTTTCAATGTCTAGTGTTCCTAAGAATTCGTTTCCATCGCTATACCAACTCATAATTGCTCTTTCATTATCTAATGGAGGTTTTTCTGCTAACCCATTGCTAATAATAAAATATCCTCCTATTTTGCGTCCAAATTG